GCCCTACGGCGCGCTTGGCGGCCTCCTGACGGGGCAGATGCATGTAGTGGGCTGCCACGGAGTACCCGCTCGACTTGAAGCCGTGCACCAGCGATACAGCCTTGTCCGGCGTCTTCATGGTGGCATCGTGCACGATGTTCAGGCCATTGGTCTTGGCCAGGTCCGTGATCTTATCGAACAGATCCCCGCTCTCGTCATGAACCTCGAAGGCATTCCACCCCTTGTACTCCGGCAGCATGTGCTTGATTTCATCGGCGTCCAGCACCACGGCCTTGCCTGGGTCATAAACCGTGTTCTTGAAGCTGCTTTTTCCACTGCCACCACGACCGCCCAGGATGGTGAACGAGGGAGGCGTCCCATCGGCTGGGCGGGCGGCGGCAATCTTTTCAGGGCTTAGGAACTTGTCAATGATGGTCTGGTGCAGCGCTAAACGCTCCGGGGTGTATTTGCCGTCCTTCTTGAATAACTCGATAGTCGGCTTCACTCCTTTGAGTTTGGCCTCCACATTGTCAATCTTGGCCTTGGTGTCTTCCGGGAATCCGGCCAGCACCGATGCGACCGATACGTCAGCCTGGTCATGCAGCTTGGCAAATGCCGCAGCGTCAAACTTATCGGGCGCCTGCTCGCCATCGGCAGGCCCATCCTGCTCATGGTGCGTAACCTGGCCCCACTTTACCTTGTGCTCAAATCCTGTTTCGTCCTTGACGTGCCCGCCATGCTTGCCAGCAGCTGTGACGTGGCCCTGGCCAGCCATCGAGCCCATTTGAAACTTCACATGCGTACCGACAGGGTGCACAGGGGGTGGCTGTCCGTTGCTGACCCAGCGCTTTGACTGCACCCCGTTTTTATCGGTAATGGTTTTCTGCTGGAGCTTGCTCTTGTCCATGGCCTTGAAAAAAAGCGCCTTTTCAAACGTAGGCATTTCATCCCCCGATGGGTCCGGTATCTGCCCACGGACAAAAACCTTTTTACCGTCCTCATCGTGAGCGATGGCGCCGTCTTCCCCGTGATCAATAATGTTGAAGCGCTTTTGCATCCGCTGACGGTGCCCCAGGAAACGGTCCCAGTGCACGTCATGATGCGTGCCGCCGTCATCCCGCACCTTCATGCCGTGCACGCCCTTGCACACGACGGCGCCGTACATCGGGCCATTTTCAGGGTGGCTGAAATAGACGCTATCGCCCGGCTGTACATCAGGCGGCTGCTCAACGGGCTTGGGTGGCGCCGTCTTTTTTGCCGGCTCAGGCTTCAGCACTTTCCGCATGGTCACTCTACCGTGTAAATGTTCAGGCCGAAGGATTTGCCGAAGTCTTCCTCTTCGTCATCCTGCTTGCCGAAGTCAAGAGCTTCCGTGGGCGCTGCGGCCTTTCCGCTTTCATCGCCTTCAGACCCGGCGGCGCCGGTGGCGATATCGGGCTGCTCCGGTGGCTGACGGCCACCCTGCTGCTGCGCGGCCGGCGCGTGGCCTGGCTGAGAAAAATTAGAGGCATCCGTGCCTGATGTCCCTTTTCCCGGTGCGCCGCTACCCTGCGGAGCCCCCTGCCCATCCTGGGCTGATTGGCCTCCGGCCACGTCCTGACCGCCATCCGGTGGCGGCGTTCCAAAGTCCTCTTTCTCGCCCGGCTCATCGCCCTGGTCCTGCGTGATGGTCTGCGTATACAGAGCGATCAACGATGGATTCAGCGGGGCATCCCCCACCGGGCCCGGCATGGCGTCAAATCCCTCCTGCGCGCGCGCCTCGTTCACGGTCAGGACCAGCTTGCGCATTTCCTGCCGGGCCTGCTGATCTTCCTCGTCAAGACCCGTGAAGCGGAACACGAACTTGTCACCGAAGGCCGACAGCACATAGTCGGTCAAAGTGTTTTCGTAGAAAGACAGCAGCGGGAGCAGACCCTTGTCCTTGCTGTCCTCGAGCTTGGCCTCGGTGTCGCTACCGGACAGAGATGAGGTATTGCCGCCCGAGAAGCTATCAAAATTGATTTCAGACGGCGACATGCCGTAAATGGCGCAGATGATCGAGGTGAGAAACGACATCCACTTGGCAAAGTACATTTCGTTGAACTGCTCGCCAAAGCTCTCGAAGGAGGCGGCGCTGTCCGCGTCCCTGCTGACCATGACAGGCAGCGTCCAGGCATTGTTTATGCCCTTGACCATGCTGTTCCAGTAGCGCTTGAAGGCATCAATGTCCGTGCTGGCGTATTCGCCGCGCAGGTGGAGCATCCCGCGAGGGATGGCGTTGCTGTCGAAGCCCTTGATGTTGTAGGTCATGGCGTTCAGGAAGCCAGTGACCACGCGAATCAGCACCTCCGTCTCGCTGTAGCCGTAGCCGCAGGCGCGCACGTCGGTACGCGGGTTGCGGACCTCATAAATCAGGTCATCAAAGGTATAGAGCGCGCGGATCTTCCCGTTCACGAACTGGAGACTGGTGATTTCGTCGCGGCCCTGGTAGCCGGCCTCCACACAGAGGCGAATGGTGCCCCCGTCGACGGCATATAGGCCGTCAATGCCCAGCTTCTTATCCCGCTTCATTTCGGTTTCGATGGCCATGGCATCGAAGGTCAGCGTGTCGCGGGTCAGCTTTGCCATGAAGGCACTGAAATTATCACGCTTCAGGCGCTTGCGTTCGCGCGCATTGAACTCCCACCCGCAGTTGGTCACGAACCGATTCAGGAGCTTGATGCTCTCCTGCTCCGTGTCCGTAACCTGGTGCTCTTTGTCGACGTGGCGGACAGTGAAGCCCGGCCCCTCGCCGGATTCCTGCACCCGGCAAAACCGGCTTATCTGGCGCTGGCGGGTCATGATGACGGCATTCAGCACCGGCGTCTGGTCGACCATGGCGCGCAGGCTTTCAAAATTCAGCAGCGATGGCCGCTCCCAGAAGTCGCCCTGCACCGATACCTGGTACTCGTCCAACTGCACGGACTGCATTCCGCGGGCATGGGTAGCCGCGTTGCGCGAGGGAAAAGGGATGATATTGCCGTAGTTCAGCGACTTATTGACCGCATCGTCCTCCATCCGCTGAGTGATGAAGTCGATGACGGGTGCCAGTTCATCCGGCGGCATGATCAGGTCGCGGATACCTTTCGGGGCAAACGACTTCTGCATGATGCCCAGCGCTTCCGTGCGCTCAGCCAGGGGCGCTGCCTGATTAAAGGCAGTTCCTTCAACAGAATCATTGGGGGTTTTGGACATAGATGCTCTCCTGCCGCCTACTGTAGTGTCACGTAGGCGGCAGTAGAATCAGGGTTATTCCAGATGAGATACCTCTATCGGTTTTATGGCGGCCATGGCCAGCCGGTAAATGTCGTTTCTCCACGCACCCTCGCGTACTTCCTTCCGCGGCGGGGTAGTGGAGCGCACAGAGCGGATCGCTGCCCGCAGGTCGCGGCCGCCGATCAGGCCGGCCAGTGACATTGCCTCCATGTCGCGGCCACTCAATGCTGAATGTCCTCTTCTTTCGTGGTCTTCAGGTACTTTTCCACGTTCAGCATGGTTTCGCGCATCGCCTGCATGGCCATGCTGATCTGGTTGCGGTCATTGTTGTTCAGGGCAGACAGGATGTGGTCGATGTACAGCATCATGGTCTGCAACAGGCCGTAAGGCTGGCCCAGGGCCTCGCCGTTGACTTCCTGAATCAGCGTATCCAGCAGGAACCGGCGCGCGAAGAGGGACTGCTTGCGCATGGCAGTGAAGCGGTCACCGATATCCTGCGCCTCGTTGCCGGGCTGCGTGATGGCGATGAAGTAGGCCTTCGTGCGCTCGTAGATGCTGGCCAACTGCTTATGGCAGGCCCGGCGGGTCACCAGCTCGGACGGATCCAGCACGGCGTCTTCATAGGTCATGGCCCTGGTCAGCTTTTCCTCGAGCACGTCCTGTTCATGCTTCGTGGTGGCCAGGGCCTCGGCAGCAGCACACAGCAGATCGCGGAGCTTCACGTTCACTGGCACGTTGTCCAGCCCGATGGAGGCCTGCACCAGCGCCACAATCAGGTTGTTGGCGTCGGGCACCCCAAAGCGAGTAAGGCCGGCCTGCAGCAGATCCTCGCGGTCCAGCGCATCGACGGTCATCAGATTGGACACCAGCAGGCCGCGGACATTGTGGGGCATCAGCGTCTGCTGGATGATCGGCCAGACAGCACGGGCCTGCTCAAACGTGCTCTCGGGCACGCGGAACACGATCACGCCACCCTGCTGCACCGTGAAACAGCGGGCGCGCAGGCCGGCAAGGGTAATCTCGATGGTTTCCTGCGCATTCAGCACCTGGCGCTCGGTATGGGTGCAGGGCTCTACTTCTTCTTGTACGGCTTCGACGTTCAATTTCTCTCTCCGGTTGCAAAAATATGGCCTGTCCAATATAGCAAGATAGCAGTCCTGTTTCATCAAATTTGAGACACAAAAAACCCGCCATTACAGCGGGTTTTTTCACTGGCCTGGATTATTCGGAAGGAGCAGCGTCAGCGATGTCGCCTGAGGCCGGTTCAGCGATAGGGGCGGCAGCTTCAGCTTGCTCGGGAGCGGCAGCATAGGTGGCGTCGACCGGAGCAGCCGGAGCATTTTCACCAGTGCTGGCACCAGCCGGGGCGGCTTCGGCGTCGACCAAAGGGGTTGTGCTTTCCACGATAACGGTGTCCTCGGGATTAACCTCAGGCTCCGGTTCGCCAGCAAAGGCAGCCTGCTGCAGGCCATTGAATACGGCAGCAGCAGGAGCGGCAGCAGCAGCCGTGGCCTGGGCGTCAAAGCCGGCCGCCACGCTGGGGGTCAATTCCTGGGGCGCCGGATTGCTGAAATCCTTGGCACCAAAGGCAATCCCGTGCGCGCCAATATCGGATTCGTAGTAGGCGATGCTGGTCAGGGATTCGGCTTCACCGGTGGGGTCAACGGTCAGGTCGACCAGCTGCGGGAAGTCGGACGGCCCGGAATGGTTGAAAACAACGACAGCAGGGACTGTCAGTCCGGACAGTTCATGGCGGAAGTAAACGAGTTCTTTCATTTTTTTGTACCCTTGGTTGCTAAAAGTTAGAACGTGGAGTGCAAATACTACACCCGGTTGCGCCCTGATGTCAAGGCGCAGCGAGGTCTGGTATCAGGTGCTAGCGCGGATAGCGCAGGCTACTTCGTGTTCAGCAAGGCACTCAGGAGAGTGCGAGACGCCATCTGTTGCGCCACAATTGGTGCCTTTGCAGGTTTTCCCCGCAGCCGTTTCCAGTTTGGCGATACCCTGCACCAGTGCTTCCGTCTTCGCGGCCTGGCCCTTCTGATAGGGCATCCACTCGGCGTAGAAGGCAAGGTTTTCGGTCGGGTCGCCATCCTGCACCAGCGTTACCGACGTGACGGGGAACTGCCGGCCGGCATGGTCAATGACGGACAGATTTACCACGGTATCGCTGTGGACATAGGCCACCAGCGCGGCCAGCGGGGCAATGCCGTCGTGACACAGGCAATTGCCGTTGTCGCCACGGAATTCCGTGTTTTTCGGGCGGAACCACACTACGCGCCCAACAGTGGGGGTGATCAGAGGGATTTTGTCGTTCATGCTTTTCTCCTGGGTGATTGATTGCTGTGGCCGGTGGCGTCGGTTTCAAGCCGCCGCCTCATCCATGCCGACTACGCTAACACACTTTGCCACTTGAAGCGGGTAGTCACCGGCGCTGAACCCGGCATTCCTTAAATGCCCGATCTATCTTGTGCCTTTAGCCGCAAGTTCACGAATAAATAAGGAGGCTGTACCTGCGCATCAGCCTGCGCATTCACTACCCACAAAACTGCGCTCTATCAGCAGGCCGCTCCGCCCAGGGTTGGAAAACGGTTTGTACCAGATGCAGAACGCAGTTTTGTGAGCTGTAGGAAGCAGACGGGACTCGAACCCGTGACCTTGGCAATGAAGATGCCAAACTCTACCGCTGAGCTACTGACTCCCCACAAGTGAATGCTCTTAGTGGACAAAGGACGGGGTGTCGCCTCAAATGTAGACAGCCCCTGCATTCCACGAAAAGCACTCACTTGTGAGTTGTGAATGGTGGCTCCTATGGCAGAACCTGGACTTACGTGGGCATCACTGATCAAAGCTTCTTTCCTTGGTGTCCAGCCCATATGTCTGGCACCCCGGTTGCGCTTCCTCAATGCCAGCCTGCCGCTACCATACTGGACGATAACCACGCATTACCGTGGCACCGCACCCATCTACTCTTGCAACAGCTCGGGTAAGACCCGACTCACCACTCACAAGGACTTACTCTCTGGGCGCCAACCCGGCAAAGGCTGACCGTCAATGCCGGATAACAAAGAGCAAGTTCTTGTAAAAGGTATCCGGTATGCACACCCTACCGGAGTCGGGCTACTTGTAGCACAGTGCATTTGTGCCCCGGTGTTTTGCGCTGGGGGTGGCTCCCCAACACCGAGCAGGAGAAAAGTTGGCCGTCTTTCCGGCCTGTCACCGCGGTAGCTTCGGTCCTCGCCGCATCTTCCAGCATGATGCGTCTTCGCGCATACGTTATGGCTACTGTGCGCACCCATGCATGGTGTCTGCTTCTACCCACCCGGACCTATTCATATCCGATTTACATTACGGGGGGTTCCCCCCAGGCGGGGTTTTATTCTCCCAGTCTCTCCAAGGCGTCAAGCCTAACTACCGATCCGGGGCCTTTTGCACTAGGGCTTTCAGTGCGCCTTCTGCCGGTCCAGCGGAATGGTTAGCGGATCACATTCCGAAAGTCCACTCCAGTTACGAGGCTGGAGGCCGCGACTCAGCTGCTTTAAGTTGTTCACGCCTTTCTGTAATCCTGCAAGGCTCAGGGGGCATAGTTACCAGCTGCCAACCGGTGCGGTTTCGTGGACATTTATAGGCCGTCTTGAAACCACCAACGTCATCCAGCCTTACTGGTGGCGGGGACAGGACTTGAACCTGCGACCTTCTGGTTATGAGCCAGACGAGCTACCAACTGCTCCACCCCGACATTCTTGCCGCTTGTGGCGGCTTGGTGTGCTCATTTTTGATTAAACAGATATCGCCTGTCAATCACTATTTGATGAAAAAAGAATACACCCTGGGTCGCGCGGGCGCACCGTCATGCCGCGTGCATTGCACATGTTGCCATCTTCGTCGAAGTTCCGGCAATTGCCGCAAATTTCACCGGGCGGCAGGTCTTGTATCATGTTGACCACACCTTGATTAAGGCCTGGCAGGGCCTCTTCAATTTTCTTTTGCGTCACGTTTTTGGACTCCGGCGGGACAAGGAATGTCGCGTTGCCGTGCGCGCGCGCGTATGCGGCATCGCAAAGCATGTTGGCGTAGCTGGTATGCGGGTCGATACCGACCTTGATAACTTTGCGGCGGTAAAGCTTCTGTTCCTCGTCCTTCTCGGTAACCAGGGCGGTTTTCGTAAAGTGCAGGAACGCGAGATCCTTGCATACCGGGACCAGGGTGCGGATGCCCTTGTCGAGTACTTCCTGCACCAGCGCCTTGGGGTCAGGGAATAGGCACAGCGTTTTTACAAACCTGATCATCGACACCTGCATGCACTTGTACTGATCGAGCTTGACCGTGTAGCGGTCGCGCTCAGCCTCACTCGTCTTGCGGTCGGTGCGGTTCAGCGGGCTGTCACCCCAGCGCAGCATGTCGTCGGCAATGTCGCCGTAGTCGGCCAGAAACACCCGGCCGGGGTGGCGCGTGGCAAAGCGCTTCGCGTCATTGTAATTCGGCAGGGTTTCCACTACGCACACGGCCACCCCGTATTGCTTCATCAGCACGTCGCAGCGCGCGAAGGGGTCATCGCTGTAAATGTACTCCAGGTGGATAACAGCCTGGCGGCCATCGGGCAGGCGCTCCTTGATGATCACCACGTTGAACGCGCCCATCTGGTCGATACCCATAAAGGTATCCTTTGCGCGCTGTTTCCACTCCAGCCCCATTGCCATGCCCTGGGCGGCGCACTCGTTCAGCATGGCCAGATTGACCGGTATCAGGCTCGGGTCGTTATACGGCAGCCCAAGCTTGCGGTTATAAAAATTCTGCATGTCCTCAGCATCACGATAAGCCTCAATCATTTCACGCGCGGATATGGTCGGGCTCAGCATCTGGTGGTACTGGAGACTGCGAATACGGGCCTTCGGATTTTTCGGAATCCACTCGCCGTCCTGGGTATCAGCCAGGTAAGCATTGCAGCTGAAGCAAGTGTAAATGTAGTCGTCTTCTGGCGCCGTCGGCCATTTCAGCTCGCCGGTGGCCTCGTCCTTCACGTTGTAGGATATGCAGCCGGGGAAGTGGTCCGTCATCACCTGCAGCACATTGCAGGCCGGGCAGCGGGTATGGAACTGGTGCTGGTCGCCGCGGATGTACCAGTAGTGGATATCCGCGTCCTCCCATTTTGCAGTCGAGCCCATCAGCGTGAACTTGACCAGGCTGGCCGACAAGCGCTCGCGCGCCTTTTCCATGTCGGCGATGAGCATGTTCTGTACTTCGTCAAACGACAGGAAATCCATGGGGTTGGATTCCGTCATGCTCTTGCCGGTGGTCCACAGGAAGAAAAACTTGGACTTGCCGAGCGTGCGCGTCAGCACATTGCCTTCTGTCTTCGCGCGGCGGGGCTGGCGCGGGTCCGGTGGCGCTGAGCTCTCACCCATCATCATGTTGTAGACGGCAGGGATTGTGCGAATGATCGGCAGAAAGCGCAGGCTGGACTTGATGCCGGCCAGCTTCATGTCGGGCAGGAACATACCGGCCGACAACGGCATAAACTTGATGGCCATGTAGATGGCCGCCAGCATTTCCATGACCGTGAAACCCACCTGGGCGCACTTCATCAGCGCCACCGTCTTGCCGTAGGCTTCCTCGATGGTGGTGGGGATCTGGTCGTAGATGAACCACATGGATTTGCGGTTATCCAGCCGGAACGGCTTGTTATCGACCTCAAGCCCCTCTTCGGCCAAGCGCAGGCACCACTCCCGGAACGTCTCCGCGGGCCCGATAATGCGCATAGCCTCCGTCAGCTCGCCACCAGTAATACCCTCGAACTGGTCACACAGCTCATTGAGCTTGGCGGTCATGTCGCCGAATGTGGCTTTCTTGCGGAGCAGCGAGGGGAATGCCATTAAAACATAGCCTCGTCGTCATCGAGCGGGTCCGGCGCCGGCCGGGGTGGCGACTCAGGCTCAGCCGGCGGCGCAGGCTCACGCATTTCCGGCATGTGCGCCTCAGCAGGCTTGTTGTGGTCGCGTGCGCGCGGGTCACAGTCGGGCGTCATCATGTGCTTTTCGTTGGCACGGCGCAGGCGGTCAATGATGCGGCCACCCAGCTCTGACGACTCATCCGATATTTCCTCCAGGATAATCCGGTAGAAGTCCTCCATGCGCTCCAGGTTGTAAACCTCTTTAACCGCCTCGAGCGCCGACTCCAGCAGATCCCGGCGAATCTTGATGCTCTCGCCAAGGAACTTCGGCGACTTCACCTTGCCCTCTTCCGTCAGCGCATAGTCGCGGAGCTTTTTGGCATCCTCGTACAGCTCATCGAGCCGGCCGAGAATGTCCAGGCTGCGCACGGAACGGCCGGGGTACTGGTTGATGTAGGCCGGCGGGGGCGCGGCGGGCAGGTGCTTGGCGGCCTTGCGCGCAGTGACTGCGGCACGCTCCGGCCGGTCACCCCGGATGGATGCCACCCAGCGGAACCATGTGGCTTTATGCAGCGGCTGGAATTCACCGGCGCGGATTTTGATCAGATACCGCTCGTAGAGCTCCAGATGGGCGGAGTCGCCGCGCTTCAGCGCTACCTTGATTTCCTCCGCAACATCACTTATCCGCAGCTTGGGTATGCTCACGCGCCACCACTCCGAAACTTGCTCTCACCCTCGAGCGCTGCCTCAACAAACGAGCTGACCGTCGTATGGTAGGCGCCATACCGGCGGACCACAGAGTCGAACTCTTCGATATCGTGCCCCACCAGGCCCCACACCGGCAGGCCGTCCGAGTCATAGCTCGGGTCGCCGTCCTTGTTGGTCTTCTGGATCATGTGGCTGGCTTCGTGAAAAATCAGGATCTCGCGCAGGCGGTCAGTCGAGCTCATCCAGTATTCGCGGTCCAGAATCATCAGGTAATCAGGCGCGAAGCCCAGCAGGCGGCGCAGCGACCAGGTGAATACGTCCTTGAGCGAGCCCTGCACTTTGGGCATGTGCACGGACCCCAGCTCCACCTTGCACTGGCAGATTTTCGGGTCTTCGCGCAGCAGGAACGCCACCCTGGGGCGGCCTTCGGCCAGGTGCTTATGCTCGGGCATGGCGACCACCTTGGCGTAATGCACCAGCGGGTCGAGGCCGCTTCCATCATCCGGCGGCATCAGGAACTTTTCGTAGTCATCCATTGAGCTTCCTCTTCTGCACATGGTCAACGATCAGTTTTCCGTCCAGGTGGTCGACCTCATGCTGGATGCAGATGGCCAGCTTGCCTGTGGCGCGGAAAGCTACGGGCAGGCCGTTCTCATCAATGGCCTTCACGTCGATGGTGGTCAGGCGCTTGATGTGCACGAACTGGCCAGGGAACGACAGGCAGCCCTCACCGCCGGGCATGGCCGTAGTCAGCTCGCCCACCGGGGTATATTCCGGGTTGATCAGCACCAGCGCCTTGGTCGGCGTCTCGCATACCACGATCATGCGGATGGACCGGCCCACCTGGGGCGCTGCCAAGCCGATGCCGCGGGCGCGAAACATCGTCTTGCGCATGTCCGCTGCCAGCGTGCGGATATCCGACGTGACCTCGGCCACCGGCTCAGCGATCAGGCGAAGCATGGGGCTGGCCCCGTTTTTAATTTTCAGCAGCATTACTCTTATCCTTTTTGTATGAAAGCATCCATTCAACAGCGCCGGCCGGGTCGCCGAGCTCGCCGGACACCCTGCGCCTGAAGTTCATAGCCGCGGCCTGCCGCATGGTGATTTCCATGGCACCGGCGGCGACGGCCAACGCGCGCTTACTTAGGGCAATGTCGTAGTGGCTCCCGCTGGTTTTCTCCGGGGACTGCCACCAGCGGCGGGCCACACCAATGCGGGCGGCCATGGTGTGGAGCTCATCGTCGGTATCGGCCAGCATGTGGCACATGATCAGCCGACCGTACTGGGCGCGCATGTCATCGACGTAAACAGTCATAGCGCCTCGCTCAGAAGAAAGGGCAGTCTTCAGCCACTTGCGCCGGTACCGGCAGGGTTTCCGTGACCACCTTGAGAATTGATTCCTCGGGCGGCAGGGGGCGCAATTCATTCTCTGAAATCAGTAAATCAGAGCCATATCCTTCATCGAAAATAGACGTATCAGGCATTGTCTCGTATGCGAAAACCTTATCATTCTCTGCGTAAATTGAACCAATAACGATTACGCGCCAGCCGTGCATACGCGACCATTCACCAGGCGGTAGGCCGCTCACATCAACGATAGCCGGCTCGCCGGGGCTGAACCTTGGGTTTGGACGCTCGCTCATGGCTCCCACCTGAAAACCATTTCAAAATTCATCGGATTGGTGCTTTTGTGCAAGATGCCCTTGGTCACGGTGGCGCCCTGCATCGTGCTTACGACTGGGACACCGGCGGCCAGCAGCTTGTCAACAATGGTCTGCTGCATTTCATGGTCGGACATAATGCCCGGCATCATCGGTACGCGAACCTCGATTGGCTCTGTCATTTTCTCTCTCCAAAGCCGCCATCCGTGGCAGCTGTTTTCAGGCAGGGTCAGCGGTCGGCGAAGGTGCCTTGCTCTCCTGCATCGACTTCAGCGCAAAGGCGGTACCAACCGCGGCAATGACCAGGGCCAGTTCAGTGCCATAGCCGGCGGCCATGGTCCAGGTCTTGATAAACTGCACCTGCTCATTGATCAGGAACTGGGCGGAGCCCAAGATCCCGACCACGCGCACAGGGCACCAGGTCTTGCCATCGTTTTCGGTATACAGGTCACGGAACCCCATCATCGTCCTCCGGGCCCGGCACAATCTGGCCGAGCGGGTCACGAATGAAGCGCAGAACCGCCAGCGCCGGCTGGAGTCTTTGCACCAGCTCAGCGCTTGGTAGAAAAAACACCCTGCGCGCGGCTGGGTGCATCAGAAACAGCGTACCGTGCTTGGTATCTATCCGCACTTCCATGCGCATGATGCACCCCCTTGGCGGTCCTCGCCAAGATAGCATCACACAGCGGGGTCGTCGAACTCATGGGTCACTACATGGCAAATCATGGCCGGCAGATAGCTAGACACCAGAACCTGAAACAATTCCGCGTCCTGTTTGCGCACAAAGCGTATCGCTTTTTGCGGGCTGGCCGTCCAGTACGGCATGCCGCGGCCAAGCGTCCTTTCAAGCAGCGCGACATAAAAGGGCTGCGTTTGCGGGCTCTCCAGCAGATAGCAGATCATCAGAAAAGCCCCATATGGATGCCGGAATAATAGGCAATCAGCACATAGCACACCTTGCATGCGACGTGCGCCAGCTGGTCGAAGTTGTAGGCGAAGCGCAGGCAGGCTTCACACTGGCACGGTGTCCGGGCGCACGCGCCATCCATGCCTGAAAGCTGGAATCCTCCAGCCGACTTGCAGTAGTCAATGGCAAAGTGCAGCACCAGCTCAGCCAGCGCAAAGCCCATGCAGCCGGTCACCAGGTAGACGAAACCTGCCTGAATGAAGGCGTGAGCGAACAGCGCCTGATACCAGGGGACACCGGGCACACCACCACCGACAGCATAATCAGGAAGCGTCCGGGTATTATGGTTTTTCGCCTTCGCCAGAAAATCACCCTGAAGCGGGTAGTCGGCCAGGTAGTGCACGAACAGCAGCAGGAACAGGATGGTAAGCATTTCAAGCCCTCTCTTTCTGGTTGTTTTTGATGGTAGTGGTCAGGGTAGCAATCTGCTGGCGGGAAACTTCCAGCGCACGCAGCAGGCGCTTGTTGTCTTCCTCCAGGTCTGCATTTTTCTCACGCAGGGCCCGCAGGTCTTCGGCGAGATCCGCCGTGTGCTTTATCAGGTGGTCAGCGCGGCTCACGCGCATGGGGCGGCTGGTTTCCGTTTTGAGCTGGAACCCGCGCGCCTCTATCGCTTCCTCCACCGACTTCAGGGAAGTATTGCCGAATTCCGATACACCGGCCAGCAACTGGGTCGGCGTGTAGTGCAGCAGGTCGGCCACCGTCCTGATATTGGCGACCGCCAGTGCATTGCGCGCTCGGTTGGTAATGGGGAGCTCGCTGATTGTGATCAGGGCTGCGTCAGTCATCAGCTTTCACCTGCAATGCGATGCCGTGCATGTCGATGGTTTCGGCCTCGCGGCCGTCCTTGGTAATGGCGTGGTCGTAGCCGGCCGCCAGCAGCCCGCGCTTGATTTCAGCGTAGGCCTCGGGGCTGACCTCGAGCACGGCGTAGGTGTGAGTAGTGCGGGTCATGTTGCCTCGATAATCAGGTCGGCAATGCGCACCGCATGATCTATATCAGTTTTATCAATCAATCTAGGCGTATAGTCGTCAGCTGCTGCCATCCCTGCTATCAACTGCGTCACAATCATGCGACGGCTGATAGCATTGATGCCTTCAGTAATGAGATGGATTTCCTCTGGCGCCAAATCGTTGGTGCCATCACGATAGGTGGCAACTGCCGCTATCAGTTCTTTGATATTCATGATCAGTACCATCCTATGCGAATGTGGAGTTTCCAGATTTTAAAGCCGCGGTCAGTGTTTACCAGCTTGCCCATGATGCGGCGCACCACTTCCCAGCGCAGGTATTCCCAGCCGCGCGTGGTGATGACGGTCTGAATCGGATTGGCAGGTGCAGGGCTTCCGACGAGAGAAACCAACTCCACAGGCGGCGGGTCTTTTTTAATGTCCATACTCAAATCCTCAAATAAAGCCATCAAAACAAACTCCCCTGCGCATTCTCGGCCAGCCAGTTATACCACCCGAACTTCACCCGACCGACAGCCACCAGGAAGTATTCTTTCTCCAATTCCATGCCGATGAACCGAAACCCCTCGAGCATGGCCGCTTTGCCGGTACTCCCGCTGCCTGCGTACGGGTCCAGCACCAGGCCGCCCGGTGGCGTTACCAGCCGGCACAGCCAGCGCATGAGACTGGTCGGCTTGACAGTGGGGTGGATGTTCGCGCGCATCTTCACGGTATTCATGCCCGACAGGCCGGCGTGCTCGATGTTACCGCGGGCCACTTCCGCCTGGGCCTGATTACCGTAGGCCAGCGGCCGGCGCATGAACAGCTCGAGCCCTTCCTCGCGGTCCATCACGCTGGCCTTGGCTGCGTAGAAAAAGCGTGCAGCATTACCTCGCTCATCATGCGGAGTGAAATTTGCGTCTTCGTCTCCAGCAAAAGCACCATAGGTATTGCGGTGCTTATCTGAATTTCTAGTATTCAACTGCCCAGCCTGCCCAGCCTCGTCCGGGAAGTGCGCCACCACCTCGTCACTGCCATCATGAACCAGGTTTGCCGGCCAGCGGCCAGCCTCGGCGCCCACGCGCAGGGCCTCGCCATTGGTTTCGATG